ATATTGGGTCCATTCTCAGGCTCCGAGATGGTAAAGGGACGCGCCTGGAAATACCCCAGGCGCGTCATAATGGTTAGGTTCCGGCTGGATATGTGGGCGCTTTCGGAAGAGCTGTGCTGGTGGTATCCGAGCCATTGACGATGGCACGGAGCGCCGCCACATAGGCCGTCCATGCAGCCGGAACAGCCACGCCAGCGGCCACGCAACGGACGATCGTCCCGCTGGAGCCAGTCACTTTGTCCAAGGCAGATTGGGCCGTGGCGATGAATTCAACTTTGGCGGCGGTGCTGGCAGTCCAAGAGCTATTGACCCATTGGCAAGTGGCGTCGGGACGTTGGGGAACAGGCTGATCATCAGCAAAAACTGCATCGCCTTCGTGATAGCCTTCAGAGGGGGAATACCAGTAACCCATGGTCAGAAACTCCTCTTAGTCTTAATGCGCCACGCCCAATTGGCAAGCGTAACCACCTGCTGGGTCGCCGCAGTTTTGTGCATAACCTCAATATTGCTGTAGACAATGAACCCCGCTGCGTTCCTTGTGCTCCAGATCGGCATGTTGAACTGCGCTGATGAGATGTCAGAGCCGAAGTAAATACCTTGCACAATGTCGCCTACTGCGAACCCCGATGCATCGGTGGCAATGCACATCCATTCGACATCCGGGGTCTGGAGGCTCGTCCCCAGGTTCGTCGCGGCAGTCAATGACGTGGATGCGGAGACGCCGTTGGTCCAAGCTCCTAAGAACTGCCCCTGGAAAGCATAGCTGACCACACTGCTGATCGTGCTCGCCCCGGCTGTCGCCTCGCCAACAAACACAGCGTTAACGACAGCCCAAGTAGTGCCATTGCCCAACTTCATCTGCATGTTGGTGGTGTCGAACCAGTACTGCCCGTTCGTATTGGTCGGGGCCGTTGACTGATAGAGAGGCTGAAGGGTGGATGTCCCCCAAGTCACAGATGCAGCTGATACATAAGTGGCGTAAATATAGTTTGTCGTGTTGGCAGTGCAGGCAGCTGTAGTCGCTCCCGAAGTCAGCCGGGACACGTAGTCAGACGCACCCGAGGCGCTGAACCCATTGGCAAATGCCAGGACGAGAGGCAACGTGGCGGTGAATGCCGGGGTCAGGCTAGTCCCGGTGGTCAGAAAAGACGCCGCGCCCGAGGTGCTATCGCCGGAAAGAACCGTCTGACGGACGGGGATGTTAATGGTGACGAGGCCGATTCCACTAGCAGATTGGTAATCAATGCACTGCCAGTTGCCCGACCCAAGATATTGGAATTGAGCCGTATCGCCTGCGGCAGTGATGATGTTTGCCTTGCCGGGAAGGATCAAAGACGTTGAATTGTAGGTCAGCGTCAGTGCACCGGAAAATGTCAGGGTATAGATCACGCCAGAAGTTGCGACGGAGCTTCCGAAGCTGGTAACTGTGGTAGTCCCAGAGACGTTTACGCTCTGGGAAAACGACGTGCCGAGATCGACTGTAGATGCAGACGCAATGGTGACGATGCCAGAGCCAGCCGGGCTAATCGACACGTACAGAGCGCCGCTGTTATTGGTGAAGACCGTACCAATGAAGCCCTTGGGAATGGTCGTTCCGGCACCAGCCGAGCCGCCGTTGATCGTGTCGCCGGCATTCGTGGCAATGGTCGCAGCGCCGCCTTCAGCGAAGATCGTGGCGACGAAATTAGAGCCTAGAACCGTGCTCTGCGCAAAGGTGTAGGTGACGGCGGCAGTGTTGACGTAATAGGTGCCAGTGTTCGAGCTGGCCACGCTCTGGGCAGTCGAGACAACCTTAGTCGTAATGCTGCTAGATGCCGCAATATAAGACTGTACCTGCATATGGGTGCCGTCATAGACGAACTCGACGATGCCAGCCGCCACAATCGACCCAACCGGAGGAAGCGAGCCGGTGGGCAGATACGCCTGGATATTTCCAAGACCATTGACATTTACGTTAACGGTCGTAGATGTGGTCGTATTGGCAATCAAAACCCGGATGGGGGTGCCGACAATGCTGGCATAGCTGATCGGAGCCGGGGACAGCGCGACCGTGATCGTGTTGGCGGAAACACTGCTATCAGCGGCGTAGTTACCGGCCTGAACTTGGGTATCGGGAGACTGAGAAAATCCCGCCAAGTCACCGGCAGTAATCAGGGCGGCGAACTTGTCGCCAGCAATCCAGTTAAGCGCAGTGGTCCCCTCTTGCGCCCTGACGATGGTCAGGGTATCGGTAGAGATTGCCGTGATGTGGATCACTTCGCGCAACAGACCCGTCGCGGCATCGACCAGCGTGGCGACCATGTAATTGCTATTGGTATAGGTGCCATTGATCGGGGTGGCAAAAAGAGTGCCAGTTCCAGCCGCAATGTTAACCGAAGTCGCAGTGTTGCTGATAGCGCCTGCAAGTGTCGTGCTGGCGTTATTGACAAAGAGGATACGCGCCATTGATGAAGCTCCAGGCGATTGCGTCCCTATCAGACGATAGAAACAACGTAAGTGAATTGGAATGGGAGAGACAGAACGCCTGCATTTAGGGCATTCTTAAACGTAATCGCCAACTGCGGATATTGAGTTGGCGTGTATGTCGTGTCCATTTCGTTTGGCGTCAAAGAGTTTGGAACGAATGTATCAGGCAAAGCTGCTTCCGTTATTTGTCTAGCGCCCGCAAGAATGTCTATATTTACTTGGTTTCCCGTTCCAAATGTAACAGACACGTTATATGTCTCATCGGTTCCAACGTCCGTTCCGTTATACCCATTCAAGAACCGCATGATCCGGCGCTTGAGCCATCGGATATTGAAGACCTGACCATCGCCCTTATAGAAGTTCCAAGTGATGACGCGCTTAAAAACGTCGTCATTTGCTAGGGGATCATTTGCCGGGTTGAGAACGGATATGGAGTTAGGCGTTAACTCATCGGCAGGGTAGGTATTGATTGGTCCTTCAGTGACAACTAAGCCGGATGGAATTGATGGCCTGATGATGCCATAAAGCCCTTCCGCCACCCAATCGAGCAGCGGACCATAAATCTGACCATTCGTGTAGACTGGCAACGGGGTATTGGCGAACCAATCAATATACCCCTGCGCCATGCCATTGTAGGCCGAAACGAAAGCCTGCAAATCATCGTCATCAGAGTATTCTTGATAGAGATAACTCGGCAGGACTTGCGTTAGAACCGTAGGAGAAGACGGCGGGAATGCTGCAACCATGTCTCATCATCCCTGCGCAAACGTTACGGACCCCGCCGCTGCCTCGAAATAGCTCTCTGGATCACCGGGGATAATCTCGGTTCCAGCCGTGGGAGAGACGCCAATACCGTTAACCGACACAGCGAAGATCATTCTCGTCAGAAGGGCGGGGGACAAGACGCTTGCGATTGCAGCCTGGAAGACCGTCTGCATTTCAAACACATTGATGGGCGCGCCAACCGGGATTGAGTTAATATAGCTGATCAGCGCGGGACCGCCCAATTGCGAAACCGCGACCTGCTGCGTAAAGTTGGTGATGGACGTGTTCCACGTCACCGCGACCGTCACGCTCTGTTGCGGGGGATTGACAAACGGAATGCTATAGGTATCGGGATAGTCCGATATTCCCACGGTGATGTTGCGTGGGTTTGGCGTGATGACGCCGCCGCTCACATATGTCGTGTAGCTAGTTGTATTCACGCCGATGCTGAATGTCGTCAGAGATAGACTGGTGACTGTCAATGGAATGCTATTAAGGGCCGTCATGCCCACAATGCCATTGATGTAGATCACGCTTCCGGTTGTCAGCCCGTGATTAAGGGCGGTAGTCACAACGCCAGGGTTAGCATTGGTTATAGCTGTGACGGAAAGCGTTGATCCGACAAGAGACGAAATATCAAACAGCGCGGTATAAATAGCATTGGCGACCGCGTAGGGGTCGCCACCACCAACGATAACTTCCCAGCCTGGGGATTGCTGCCTAACCGAGACAAGGCGGCTCTGGACGCCTGAAACATTGCCCAATAGGGTCTTGAGATAGGCGGGCATCCCCTGCGATGTCGCCACGCCAGCTTGAAGGACTTGGGAGCGGTAATCCTGTTCAGTCTGCGCCGAAGTTGATGGCGTCCCGGCTGATGGGTTGGTGACGGAAAGAGTGATTCCAGTGGGAACTGACGTAATCAGGAAGGTGACGCTCCCGATGGGAACGGCCCATGCGCCGGAATTAACGGCCAAGCAATATAGAGCGGCAGAGGTTCCGCCGCTTCCGATAATCCCGCCGTCTTGGACGGTGTACTGATTTGTGCCATCAGATACGATAAAACCCTGCGCAATCACGTATCCCGGCGTTCCAGTGAAGACTACATAGACACTTGTATTGCTCCCGATGCCCTGCTGGACGCCATAGACCTGACCAAGTTGGTTCAACAGGAAGGCATTTGCTCCGAACGGGGTAAGGGAGTTAATGGCCTCAACACGGGCCTGATCGCATAAAACAATTCCGCCGACTTCGGTGCTGGAAACGTCTTCGATCAAAGAACCGGGAAGGTTGGCTGTATAACCTGGATTTGTTGCCGATACCTGAGTAATCAGCGTCGAGAGAATGTCAGCCGGAGCGGTAGGCTGGGCACCAGATGCGGCAATGACAACCGGGAATGAAGTGCTCATGTTGCGATTTCCGTTGCGACTTTAACGCCCTGTTGGGTCGTGATATTTACGCGATAGGTTGGCGTCGAACTCGGAATGCGAGAAATAGCCAGATTTGCGAAATATGGAGAAAACTGCTGCTGCGTAGACGACACGTAGTAATCAGGGAAGACCTGCTGCACGATAGTAGGATGCGCTGGTATCCCATAATTAGAATAGAACGGGCTTTCTCCGAGATTGAGCTTTAGACATTGGATGAGTGTGGTTATCCACACATAGTCATTATAGCCCTGACTATCCGTCTGAACCTCGACCCACGTTTTAGACCCATCCGGGTTTACGATCCGTCCATACGTCCTCATCCTGTTGGGCCTCCCGTTGTTCCGCCGCCAGTCGTGACGCCTGTATGCTTATGCGTTTCCAGGTCGATGCCGCCCGCCGTGACGTTGTTTGTCACAACGAGGGGGCCGATCAGGCTTGCAGATGTCCCGCTGCCGCTGCTGCCCTGCGATATCGTGCCATTGATGACAAGGTTCCCATTGATCGTGAACGTTGGCGTGGTATGGGTTTCCCCGGATGTCGCGGTTGTGGTAACTGTCGCGGTTGTGGTCGTGATGACGCTAGGCGCGACGACGATCTTTGACGTTTTCCCTGTGTCGCGCAGAACTACGCCATTTGGCCCATAAATCACTACCGCATTGGCGTCGTCTGTGGCTGACCAGTTCTTGCTGGCGATGGGAAAGAAGACGAGGGCGGATAGATTTGATGGCAGAGTTAACCCCGCCGTTCCGCCGCCCAGGCCGCTTATGCCGCCGAGATAAGCATCAGCCGGGAACACAACGCCGAGGTCGCCAATTTGCGTGGGGTATCGGATATATTCCGGCCCAAACATGGGGCAAGTGACCTGGGGGAGCGTGAAGTTGCTTTGAACCTCAAAGCTAACGGTGACAATCGAACCGGATACTGCGACGACAGAGCACGGAAGCGCCTTTCCAAGCTGCTGGATGGCTTCTAGCGCCTTACCCTGTGCGAAGTTGTTTAATGAAAGGCCAAGGTGGACCTTTTGGCTGTTGTCCGCCGCCATTTCATTTTTCCCCTGTTTTTATGCTGTGTAGGGATAGGCGTTGAATGTCGTCACCCAGCTTGAAGCATCCGGCTGCCTGAAGTTTCCCACATGGCGCACAACCTGTATTTTGAACGATCCGGTGAATGATGATTTGACCTTGGTGGGGCTTCCTATCATCGATGGTGCCGTAGTCGTTGCCAGGGTCATCGGCATTGTGACGTAATCACCAACGCCGATGTCAGAACGGATAATTGTCTTGAACTGGATGAATGGCGTATCGATCCAGGTGGGCTGTCCGATCAGTTCTTGAAACTGGACTGCAATAGGCGTTGTCGTTGTCGTCCCATCTTGGACGTTAACAGTCGTCTCAGAGATATGGATATCAACGCCCTGATAGCTTCCGCCAATTACTGATTTTGTCTTGGCCTGCACCCATTGAGCGAGCTCGGTGAGGCTGGAATAATATCCAACCTCGTCATGGGAAAGAACGAGGTTTTGGCTGATCGATATCTTCTGCGTTAGGCCGGGAAATGCGGTTGATAGTGTCTGCGCTAGTGCCGATGAAAGAGGCGTTCCGGCCTTCCAATTCAAGACCACATTAGACGGGGCTTGGATCGTTCCGACATAGGGCGTTGCGAAAATATCAAGCGTCTGGTCAACGCCAATCCAGTTTCCGAATGCCTGATAAATCTGGCCTTGCATGATGATCCCGGCCTGCTTTGGATTGGCTAGGGGTAGGCCCGCTTGCATGCCCGCGTAGACGATGATGTTCATTCCGACTAGATTGCTTGCCTGGGAAATGGCGGCTAGACCAATGCCCCAGACGCGCACCCAAGCTTGACCCATCGGCTGCGCATAGACCGTAGTTGGAATATCCATCTCGATATTCAGAGCGCCGGGGATGGTCTTCCCGTTCGCATAGCTGGTGTAGGTCGAGACAACTGCATTTGTAGCCGGGTTGGAAATGACGATCTTGTAATAGCGCATTTCCAACCCTCCTAATTTTACAGGCTATTTGTATTGCGCATTGACGACTAGGCCGGTCCCAGGAGCAACCGCGCCCGTTGCCGTAGTGGTCGCGGCGACCTGGATGGCATTGGAAAACGCAATGCCATATTCGCCGAATGACAGGTTTAACGATCCGCTGGCGGGAATAGCGAAGGACTGGATCGGAGCGGTTGTTCCTACAGTCACGCTGGCGGCGTCAAACACTTGGATGTATTCCACCGAAGCGTTCAGGTTCGACACATTGAGCCCAAACAGCGAGCCAGAAGCCGCCTTAATGGAAGCCGGCGCTGCGAGCAGCGCCGAATTGAAATAGGGGGTCGATCCCGAAACAGCGACACCTCCCCGCGTCACATAAACGGGAATGGCACCAGCCGGATTATTCTGAGCATTGGGGAAGGTTGTCATATTGTCCTCTAGCCTAGATCACTTCAAACTGATTATTCGCTTGGCGAAAGACCAGTTGAGTTGTGAAATATCCGGCAGTTAGTGAGATGTTGTAATTGAGCGGCGAGCCAATGACCGGCAGATAAACGATGACATTCCCCGATAGATCGGAAATGGTCACATACCACCGCTGGCTATATACAGGCCATGTCACCACAGCGTTATATGCTTGCCCGTCAAGGATCGGGGAAAACTGAAACGGCGGAGATGTGACCTGGGGCGTGAAGTCTATATATGTCGTCATTGCGACCCCACTACAGCAGAGCCGGGCGTCCCAGTAGCGGCGGGGATGATTGCGCCAGAGCCGACTGACGCCTGACCAGATGCTTGCGCTAGGCCGGAATATGACGGCTGACCGACTATCTGTGTGCCGTTGGTCAATTGGTTCATCATGCTGCTTTGCGCTTGCTGCGCCTGTTGCAGGGTCAACAGAGGCTGAACGAAGTCAAGCTGCCATGATACCTGTGTCTGTTGCGTCTCCCCGCTGGAAACGTCGCGCATCCCCGTCATGAGACAGTTCGTATAGAAATATGACGGGGTGATGATTGTGTACGTTCCGCCCGAAGCATTGTGCTGGGCAAGCGTGGCTTGCAATGCCGTCATCGTCGCCAGCTTGGTCAGATACCCCATGCTTGTCTGTGCTGGGCAATGCATCAGCATTGACACTTGCAGCGGCTGCGACACCACCGCATTAGCCGCCACAGCCTGATTTAGGAACGGATACATCGCAATCTGCTGGTCGATCATCGTTGCCCCTGGCAGGGGCTGGAAGTGCGCGAAATATCGGTCAAGATCGATATCAACGCTTCCGCTCAATAGGCCAGTGGCAAAGTTGATAGATTCCGTGATTGAGATAATCGGGAGCATTTGAAACGGGATGTTTGACGCAATCCCATTCACTAAGATGATCGGAGAAAGCTCATAAGCCAGCTTAAACGCAATCGAACCAGCGGATATGCTCAATTTGGTAGCTGCCCCACTGTTGCAATGGCATTACCGCCAGTGTTGTTGATGATCGTGACGACTGCCCCGGCCCCATATTTCCCTGATTTATCTCCGCCCTCTTGGCGAATGATAGCCGAGACGATCTTTGCCATCACATTTGGATCATGGACATCGATAGGCTGATTTGCATCAATCCCCGACCACTTCGACACATTGCGGATATACGATTCTGTGTCGTTTTCCTTCTCGCCCTTTGAATTTTTTGGGGGAGCGTATTTGCTGATGATCTTACTGATGGTGTCGAGCTTGTCTCGGTCTTCATAAATCGTAAGCTGGCGGGCAATAGCCTGGACGCCTTGCTCTGGCGTGTCGAAGCTTCTGAAGTCTCCAGACGAACTTCTTATGTTCCCAAAATTATTAGCCCGTCCAGATGATCCGCCGCCGTGGTATAGCGGATTATTCTTGATAATGTCGTTTTTGACCTTCTCTCTATCGGCATCCGAATAGAGGAAATTCAAATTCCATCCATTCTCCGTAGAGTTCTTTATCATCTTATCGACGTGAGTGTCATAAGCGGATTGCTCTGCCTTAGACATGGTATTCGTGGGCGTCTCGCTTGACCCAACAATACCCCCCACTTTCTTCCCAAGCCAAATCATAGCGCTTGCGATGGATTCAACGCCATCAACAAAGCTCTTAACATTTTGCTCGAACTTGTCCGTCCCCATGTATTCGGCAAGATGTTCAATCCCGTTGCCGAATTGGGTTAGCCATTTCTCCATCTTGGGGGTGTTGGTCATCAGAATTTCGACGGCGTGAACGAAGCTCTCGGAAAGCTTGGTAAGTGGCCCGGTTAGACCCGTTAGCCCCTTCACAAAGACATTCTCAATCGTATCCCCGGCCCGCGTCATCTGCGACGTGAAGTCCTGCCATTTAGACTGCGCATCCTCGCTAAGGCCAAGGGTTCCGGCGTCTTTCTGGAAGTGCGCTTGTTGACGCGCCATTTCCTCGGGAGACATGGCCTTCAGTCGGCGCATGTCTTCAACCGTGACTAGACCGCCGATGTTCCGCGCATTGACGGCCTGTCCCATGTACTGATCGGGCGTCTGGTCGGCAATGGCCTTTAGCTTGGGAAGCAATGCCGCCGCGACCTGAGCCGTATCCTTGCCCTGGATGTCATTTTCAGACAGGCCAGCCGCGTTAAGCTGGAACCGCTTGGTGACGTCGGTCAGGCTTTCATTGACCGAAGACAGAAAGCTTCCGGCGTCAACCTCACGGCCAAAATTCAGGCCGAACGCCTGTTGCGACCCATAGGCCGTTCCAAGCCCCTGCGAAGACCGTCTACCGGCTGCGACGCCTCCGCCGAGACGATCCATGCCGAATAGCCCGCCAGCCCCCAGAAGCCCGCCAACGGCTGATGTGAGGGAGGCCCATCGGATAAGCGATGTCGTGGCGGAGAATAGCGACTTCGAAACGCTACCGGCGCTCTTAGCGATGCCTTCCCATGTCTTCTCAGAGTTTTTCAAGCTCCGGTCATGGTCGTTCTGAGTGTTCTTTATGTCCTTGAAAAACGATAGATACCGCTGGTTCCAGGATTGCGTCTTCTTGGCGTGATCAGCCTCAACCTTTTGGTTCTTTTTCAGGCTCTCGGTGTATTCGTCAAAGGATGCCTTGAACTTCTTGAAGCTCTCGTCATCAACGTCAATCTCAAGAATGCTCTTAACGGCCATGATTTACCCAATCATATTTCTGGACAGGGAAAACCTGTTTCGGAACTCATGAGACGACGACCAGCTTTTAACGCCACCCTGCGCCATGATCTGTTCGAAACCGCTTCCCGCCGCCCAGTCTAAGAGGGCAGAGACGACGTGATCACCTTCTCGCCAGAACTCTCGGGCGCGGTCAACATCTTCAAGGAATCCGCGTATCCCGTAACGTTCAAGGACGTAGAAAGCCCGCCCCAAAGTCTCGAACTGGCGTGGATGATTTCCGGCAAGTCCGTCTTTTTGTGCATCGACGAGGCCACAGTAAAAAAAAACGAGGGCGTTATTCACCTCGTCGGCGTCATCTTCGCTGATCTGCCCGGTAGACACGGCGATCTGATAGGGAACCACGTCCCAGCCGCCAGAAGCTCCGGGGACGGCGACATTCGTCAGACGATACACTTCCCCCAGAAGGCCGCGCTCAACGCCTGTGGGGCCGTCCCATTCATTAGAGGCTCGAGCGGCGCTTTCCAGCAAATCGGCAGCGATGCGGGGGCCAGCGATAACGCCATATCCTCCGCCATAAATCTCGTTAAAGGTACGGGCAATGATTTTGCTGTACCGCTTGAAAACAGCGCGGGGGATCGGCGTCGAGTGGACATATAAAGCCGACCCCCCGTCCTCAACCGGGATGACCAGATTAAGGCGCTTATCGATGGTGATTTCCGTCATTTCCTAATTCCCTGATATTTATCGGGCCTGATTATCGTTTATCGGGCCGACGTCTTCTTACGGCCAGATTGCCGAATTGATGGCGTAATAGCCCTGGATCGTCACGACATAGCCAGGGTCTTTACCGTCCCACTTCTGTTCCCGAACGCTCTCAATGCTGCCATTGATGATCTGATACGGGCTTTCAGTGGTGCTATCGCTGCGGGCCGTGAAGTTGCCAAGCAGGGTGGAATTCTCAGCCGTGGTCTTGAACAAGTCGGCCAGCGGCTGGGTACGCAGCAGGTTGACTGTCAAGGTGGCAAGCTGGTAGGGCTCCGGGGATGTCACGGTTCCGGTCAAGGTGCGGATTTGGGTGGTCTGGGTGCCATCGAGCGCCAAGCTCATAGCCCCTTCGCCCAAATACGAGGCGGTGACATTCAGTTCGGGATGGTCACTAAAGACCACGCTTGCAACCAGCCGATTAAGAGTGCCCTGGTTGATTGACGGATTAGCCATTTACCAGCCCTCCTTAGGCGAAATTGCTGACGTTGATGTTGAAGGTAATCTGAGTGAAGCCCAACAGAGGGGAAAATGAGATGCTGAAACCAGCATATTTTCCAATGCTATAGTCACCAGGATTGGCGGTGGTATAGGCGATGAACGGAACGGCATTGACAACGGTGTTATAGTCGTAAGTACCAGCGTCCAAGGCATTCGCCAGAGCATTTCCGTCAAGGCCAGTCTGAACAACCGGGTTTAGGACCATGCCAAAGGTAATCCCGCTCAACATCGTATTGGCGGCGACCTGCTGAAGTCGGTTGATGCCCTGCTGGTTGAAGTACAGGGGGTTGATCGGGTTGTTCGACCCATTGATCACGGCATTCGAGACATTCAAATCAACCGTGATCTGCGCCCAATCGGCTGCATACCAGTAATTGATCGGGTTTCCATCGGCGTATTGACCGCCATAGACAATGGTATTGCTGATGCCACCCTCTGCGCCGGTAGCAATATAATTGCCGTTGGCGTTATTGATGAGGGTCAGCAATGCGCTGTTGCCGAACGTGGGATAAGCCGTCACGCCATAAGCGTAGCGATAGCTGAACGGGGCCACGCGGTTGGTATTGCTCGGCTGGGTGTTCAGCAAGTCCCAGAAGGGGGACGCAACGCTAAACTCAGTCGGTGGAATGCTGGGAGCTTCCACAAGCCAATAGATCGACTTCATGGTTGCCAGATAGTTGGCGTAATTCGCAACTGTGGTCGTGGTGTAGAAATAGGTCTTCGCGGTAGTCCCATTCAACGACACGGCCAGGGCGAGGAAGCTGGCAATGGAATCCCAATTGCGCGGCACCAAATAGGCGTAGAAGGTGCCGGGGTTGGCAGTGATGAAGTTGGTCAACGCGGTAACGCCAGCGGCAGGCTCGCCAGCACCAAGCTCAAGCACATAGACCGAAGTATTCGCGCCCTGAGCAAAGAACGTGGTCCCCATCGCCACCAGTTCCGCGACGTTGCGCGGGGTATAGGTGATGGTGCCGGTAGCCGGGCTGGTGCCGTCATCGGAGACTAGCGGATACGTGAAGGTGGATGCCCCGGTAACGGTAGCAAGAACCGTGCCGTTATAGGCAACCGATGTAGCGCCCGCAATCGTGGTTAGAAAGGTGTCGCCCGAGGTGATGCCATGCGCAACGGCAGTCGTGACGGTAGCCACTCCACCGACCCAAGTGATCGATGTTACGGCAAGAGACGGCTCCAGCAGGGCCGTCAGGGTGGACATCTGGGTAATCAGCGAATAATTCCCAGCGGCTAGAGTTGTGCCGCCCTGGGAAATAAACGCTCCGCTCTGCTGTAGCGTCGAGGGGGCGGGCGCAACGGTTTGCGTTACGTTCGTGATAACAATCGGATTTGTCATTTGGAGGCTTTCCCGTTGCGCCTAAGAATAATTAGGAATTGACGACGGTAGCGGCCTGACCAACGCCGGGAACGAACACGAGGCCATTCGAGAACTTGGCGTTATAAGCCAGGGTGGCGACGGTCTGGGGAGCCAGGGCCAGCAACTGAGTGGTCGCCAGAGTGGCAACCTGAGTGGTGGTCAGAGCGCCAACGGCAAAGCTGGCGTCGTACAGGGAGCCAATGCTGGTAGTGGTCAGCAGGTTCAACTGAGTGGTGGTCAGGGTCGCCAGATTGGTCGAGTTTAGGTTGTTCAGCTTGTCAAGCTGGCCGGAACCGAGCTTCAGGCTAGTGGCGGTGGTCACGTTCAGGTGAACAACCTGCTCTTGGTCAAGGGTGGCAACCAACAGATTGCCATAGACATCAGTCTTCAGAGCAACTCGGGCATTGGCGGGGTTATTGGCGATATCAACGGAAAGCGGACCCTGAGGCATTTGGAAAACTCCAGTTAGGAAACGATTGAATAGGTGGGGACTGCCTGAAGGATCAACTGACGAGCGATGTCTCGCGCCGCCGTTTGGTAATAGTTGATCTGGAAGGCAATTGTTTTCTTTTGCGAAAGCGCCAGAAGCTCTGTCTGTGTTCTCTTTTCGTCACGAACAACGGGCTTATTCATGATCCCGAAGACGCCCGTATCGACGCTAAACTGACCGACATAAGCCAGGAAGGTTTGCGCCTCGCCATTACGTGTTCCGTAAAGCGTAACAACAACGCTTTCTTGGGTAAGCTGGGATTGAGATGATGTGTCTGTGTAGATCGGGCCAGTTCCCACGCTCATAGTGCTTTCTGGCGGGATATGCACGGTTGCATAAGGCGGGGCCAGATTGGCGGGCGACAGGAACGATGGGTAAAGCGTCACGCCAGGAGACATGAATGGCCCGGCATACGGCGGATTGTATGTATTCATCAGCAGCCAATAAGGCAGGCTGTTCGAACAAATAATATCCGTTTGGTTGAAGTCATTGATGTTGTCAATGATCTGCAATTCTAGGTCTGGGTAAACTGCCGTACCGGTGTAGTGGTAAAGGTTGGCTTCTCGGTAGAATGACCCACGAGCGGAAAAGCTAAACCTTACGTTACCCACTGTTGCCAGCCAGAGAACATTGGGATTAATGATATTGAGATCAGTAATCTCAACTTCAGACGTGAATATAATCTTGTTCACACCGAGAGTTATGCTCTCCTCTTGGTGCATGTCCGTGATGTAGTGGATCGATCCAGGGGCAACATTAAGCGTCACAGAGCCGGATTGATTTGGCATGGAGGAATTCATTACGCCCGCATTGATTAATGCGCTACCGCTGAGAAGGTCCGACCTTATCCAGAATACATAGCCATCCAACGGAAGAACTTGCCGGATGTATTGAACAAACGTGATCGTCTGATCTTGGGAAAGCGCGTCAACGCCCGCAATCAATGTTGATGCAAGCGGACTTTTCTGTTTCCCCATCGCCTCTGATAGGGTCGCCATCATTCCACCTCTGCGGCAAAGCTCGCCTGATATAGGCCGGTATCAATGAATGATGGCCTATCCGGTCCCTTCCCCCTTTTCAGGCGATGGTTGACGCGATCAAGCGCGGCCTGTGTCGGAACGCCTTCAATCCCCATGCTTTCAATTTCTCCGCCAGAGAGGAACTGCTTAAACATGTCCTCAATGCCGCTAGTAGCTTCGGCCAGGGGGTTTGCAGAAATGGGGGAGCCCGCCATGATGTTTTCAATCTGGCCCTGAAGCACGTCTTCAATCTGAGAAGCTATGTCGGTTTCATGCTTGGTATAGAACGCCTGCATGACCCCGTATTTTCCCTCTAGGATTTCTGCGACCTCTCCGGTGCTCTTTGCGCCGCTGGTGGCTTCGGGTTTAGCGGCCTTGCGGCCCCTCTTGACACGACCCGTCATCTTTGGCTTTGTCTCGGAAGTATCGGCGTATGGAATGTCCACAACGCCCAAGACGATCTTCACGACAAGCCCCAAATGGTCGGGCCGTAGGACTGTGCAAAGGCCAGATATTGACGGCCATAGGGAGTCTTCAGGTTCTGAAGGTTAGCCATGGTGAAGGTCTTGAACGCTTCCGGCACCACGAGGCTATCAGAAGTCCCTTCATCGCCCGCGCTAAGGACCACGCCAGCGACGAAATCAAAGCACTTGAACGTGGTGCGGGCATCACTGAAATACGTCTGCCCTGGCACGTCCTGCGCCCAATTGATCAGATTGTCCCCAGCAAGATTATAGACGGCTAGGGTGTAGATCGTCGGAGATGCGCAGTTGAGTGCGGGATTGACAATCTCCAGAGCCACGTTGAACGCATAGACAAAGAAGTCGCTATCATCGGGCAAAGCCGCCTCGGGGATGCCCATGGCGCTCCGCACCCACGCGATAAAACCGGCAAGTGTCGGGAACATATGGGCATCCTTTCGGGATTAGCTGCGGCGCGGACGGCCCCGTTGCTTCTTCTCAGCGGCTTCAGAATTTCGCGTCACGGTGATTTCTTCCGAAACCGCATCGTCACTTAGATCGACGCCGCTGCTGTCAATCGCATGGGCCGGTTTTTCCTGCTGGATCAGAACGTCCAGAGTGCCGCCCTTGTCGCCGGACTGGCTTTCCATGGCGGAGGAAATGGCAACGGCGGTCTGTTCCCGGATTTCCTTGCCCTGCTTGGCAAGATGCCCCTTATTGTGGCGCACGACCTGTTGCATGAATGCGGCGGGAACGGGCTTATCCAGGCTGTAGACGAGGCTGACATAGCCCTCAATGCGCCCGATGTCTGTCATGCAGACAGCGCCATAATCGGAGATTTGACGGACAATGGCCTCAATCTGCGGGGTATTGAGTTCTTTGGTCCCGCCCATGGAAAGCTGCCCGCCGAACGGGATGATACGGGTCAAGATGCCCGTCATCTCGGGGATGCGGCAATTGACCGTCTGCATTTGATTGGAAGTATTGGCAATGTAAATCTTCATGATCGTTCCTGCGTTCCTAGTTAAATGACAAAATATCAGCGCAATTAACGCTGAGAATTGCTCTTGTTCGGAAAACTGTCGATGGTGTCGCCAAAGTCATTCACGACATAGGCTTTAGTTTCGATCAGGATAATTTTCTGATCGTTGCTTCCCTCATCAATAATGGCGATAGGATCACCACTCTGATTAAAAGCGAAGATAACATCTTTCACGTCCAGCAGTCGAAAGCCGCCGGGAAGCATCAATTTTACCTGCATTCTGCGGCCCTCAAAAAAGAGGGAGGGGCGTTAACCCCTCCCATTCTTCTTACTGATACTGCATCGAGATGATCGTCACAGCCTCAGGGCGGACACCGAAGCCAGAGGTGCTGCGCATCTCCATCAGGACATCGGTGCCGCCACGCGGCAGCGGCGAGTAAATCTCGCGGGGCATCGGCATATCGGTATACAGGGTCACGCAAGCATCAAAACCGGGGGCAACCTCGGAAAAGACGTTGGTGTCAGTGTCGCCGCCATGCAGAGGCTTCTCGACTTCCGGCATGACCAGCAGAACGGCATCGGTGCCGCCCTGGCCCTTGCCGATCAGGGTGTCATCGTAGGCCCACAGAACCTTATCGCCATTGCCCAAGAGGATTTCCTTGACCATGCCGGTAACGGTTTCGGTGCCAGCGCCGGGACGCTGATACTGAGTGAGCTGCACAACGCCAGCATATTCGAACAGCGACAGGACGCGCTGCGGACCCAAGAAGGTAAAGGTGCGACCCTGGCCCAACTGGTTGGTACGGGTCTTCAGGGCGGCGACCTGAGACAGCAGGAACAAAGCCATCTGGCCGTTGTCGTAGGTGACGACAGTGCTGTTGGCATTGCTATCGGGCGGCAGGATCACGGCGGTAGCGCCGTTGGTGTTGACGACGCCTTCGCCCAAGACGGGGTTAAAGCCGTAAAGGGTGGCGGTGCGCAGCAACTGGAAGATAGCCTGTCGCATACCAAGCTGTTGCAACTGCGGCAGGCTGGCATTGCGGCGACCAGCGGCGGCAATGTCGTGATGATTGTAGTCAGCGGCGACCTGCAACAGATAGGTCGGGGTGCTGATCTGGCTGAAGGTCACGTCAATGCCGGGAAGCTGGTTCACAGCGGCCTGACCGGAAGTGGCCTGGGTGCGAACGTCCACCCGGTTCAGGAAGACGAACAGATCGCCTTCCGACAGCTTGGCCTGAGCCTTGCCACCAGCCAGCAAATCGCGATAGCCGGAAGACTGGGAGTACGGCAGGATCAGACCCGGCTCGGTGAAGCTGGGATTGACTACCGTAACGGCGGGAGCATTAAGCGCCATTTATATGGGCTCCTTAAATCAGAATGACGGCGGTGGAACCGGAGCGGTTCCAGGTGGCAAAGCCAGTGACCGGATCATAGGAAACAGTCATGCTGTTGCCGATGTTGATACCGACGATCTCAGCGTTCAGAGCGCCGCCGCCAGCCAGCAGGGTGCCGCCGGTAATGGACAGCGTGCCCAAGCCCGGCAGAGCCTGCACGGTGATGGTATTGCCCGAGACAGTCAGCACGGACCACGACTGGTTCAGAGCCAGCGAGTTGAAGCCAGAGAAGGCCGCATCACTGCCAACGGTCACACCGGGGGCCGATCCGAAGTTGACGGTCAGAACGCCAGTGGACGAAACGTAGGTGGCCGAAGACACCGCCAGAGCGGCATAAGCGGCGACATACGGCACCAGACGTTGACCGCCGAAGTCCCACGAAACCTGCTGATTGATCAAGCCGCCTTCGAGGCTGACCAGGGCCGGATCGATGGCAACGGCAATGCGAGCGCCCGAGCCAATGCGGTAGAAGTGTACGTTCTGGCCAGAGCCCAGCAGGCCAACCGGCGACTGCGGGGTGGTGATGCCGTTGTAAGCCTGCTCGCTAACGGCGAAGCCAGTCAGGGCATAGGTGCCGGTCAGAGCGGTAGCGCGGCCAACGGTATTGCCCAAGCTAGGATCGGGGCTAGTGCTGGTGGCGGGGCCATTCAGGAACTCATAGATACCGACGCCGCCCCACATGGGGATAGTCTCGGACTGAGACAGAACGCCGCCAGACAACGAGAACCGAATGGCCGGGTCAGGCAGGACGCAACCCTGAGTGTAACCCAGGGAAGTGACGTTGAACGAACCAGCCGCGTTAGTGGTCAGGTTCGGGTTAAAAGTGACATTGGCAACCATTTAGTTGGCCCCCGGATTGCGGACGAATGCGGTCACGGCCTGACGGCGATGAGAGAAGGCGTCGAACAGAGCGGCGCTGTCACCGACGTATTCCACGACGGTATGACCTGCGGAATCAGTGTGCTTGATGGCGCGGACGGAACCGGCGGCGAGATTGGTCGGGCGACGGGCCGAAGTGGCGGCATCGGCGTAAATCTGGCCCTCGGCAACCGACACGACATCGGCAGACAGAGCGGACAGGTCAACGCCCTTCCAGTTGGCGCTATGACCCTTCAAGCCAGTCGCCAGACGGCGACGATAGCTCAACAGGTCTTCACCCTGGAGAGGGCGGGGGGCGCTGTCACCGAAAGCCGAATAGACGCTATCGGCCTTAGCCTGAGCATCAGCCATCGCGGCATAGTCGGCGTCACCAACGGCCTTGGGGATTTTGGCCTCAAGCTCGTCGATCTTCTTGCGCATCTCGTCGGCGTCGGCTTTGGCCTTTTCCTTTTCCTCGGCGTCAGCCTTAGCCTTAACCTTAGCCTCTTCCTCTTCGGCGTCCTTGCGGCCCTTGTCGGCAGCAACGCGCTCCGGCTTACCGGGCTCTTCCTCGGCGTCACCCTTGGCCTTGTCGGCTTTCTTGCCGTCTTCCAGGGCATCCAGGCGCTTGCTAACACTGGTCAGAGCGTCAAGAACCTTGTCCAGCTTGTCACCGGCCTCGGCATCAGCCTTCGACCGCTCGTCTCGCTCTTTTTCGTCAGCGTCTTTGCGGGCCTTTTCGGCTGCAATCCGCTCTTCTTCACTCGGCATTACTGAATCTCCTCGAATTTCAGCCGACACGACGCCAGCGGGTGAGCCGCCTTTGTCCCACACGCCCACGTCGCATATTGCGATGTGGTCTAAAAGAGACGGCTTTCCCTCAATCAAAAGGGTAGAGCCGCTCTCTAAAGTCATTTTCTCGTTCACATCCGGGTCACGAAAGACCACGGAGGGAGAGGTTGACAACTGGTCATCTGCCATCTTCTCGGCAAAGTCAGCGTCATAAATCTTAACGATTGCCCATACTTCATCATTCTTGATGTATGGGATGAACACGGAGCCTACGTTTCTTGTCGCGTATTCTTCGCTGTCCAAGACGTTGCTATCTGGATGATCGACGATGACCGGCAGGCCATTGCATCGCTCCAAGAACTCCGGCGTCAGGTAATTCTCGGGGCGGCGGTAAACGAACTCATCCAGCGCCTTGCGGTAGGCTGTTCCCGTCCCCGTAATGCGGATGTCAAACAGCGAGATATTTTCATATCGCTGGGGGCTGGTCAGTTGTCCGTCACGAATGGCCTTAGCAAGCCCCAGCTCGTCCATGCTGAACTTGGACAGCGCGACATAGCAAGCGGGGTGTAGAGGCTCTGGGGGCTGGTCAATCGGTGCCCATGCCCACCCTACGTGCTCGCCGTTCAATACCGGCTCAAAGACAGCCGGAACGCCTTGCAGGAAGGTGGTAAAATCGACAGGCTCAACCGATGCCGCGCCGTTTTCGATATCGAGTGCGGGAGGCGTTATGCATCGCACCCACGGCTTCACATCGCCATCGGGCAGAAAGCCAATCTCCTCGACGGCCTCACGCTTGGCGGCGTCTTCAGCCGTCTCACCGTCTTCGATATGCCCGCCAGGAAAGCACCACTCGCCCGGATGGTCGCCACCGGGGCCGCGCTTCAGAAATAGCGCCTGCTTCTCCGGGGTAACGAATAGAATGCCAGCTCCGTTGATCATTTCGATATGGCCTCATAAGCTTTGATTGCGGCCTGATATCGAGCGCGGGCACCGGACAAGTCTTTGCCGGTTTCGCGGGCCAAGTGGTATTCCTTCTCGGCTCGCTCCATCGCGTCCCATAAGTCCTCTTCGCTGTCATTGCGCATGAGGTCGCTGGACTGAATGGCGGCATCGCACCGCTTCACGAGTGCGTCACAGGCGCTGACAAGGCCGTCTAGGCGGTCATGCCAGGACGCGTTATCATCGCCGCGAGCCTTGCTATATGCGATGGCAGCCGCTTGTTTTGGGTCTTTGCCGCTGCGGATTTCAGTCGCAATGTTCCGCGACACGACAGCCTGAGACTTGCCATTTTCGAGCGGCATGATATGATCCTGGGGTTTCAAAATTCAGGGTATTGCTATGACTGACGACGAACGAAAGCTTCTGTTGCTAATCGGAAAATTCATGGTTAGCCCGATTGGCACGGCCAATACTCGATTGGATGACATTGCCGATTTGGTTAATAAGATCGACACCAAGGCGGCCCCCAAGCCGCCCAAGTTCCCCATCGGCAGCCGGGTAGTGGTCAATAGTTCAGAATGGTCCATGATGCCACCCAGAACTATTGGGGTTGTGTTGCGGCGCGATGTGTCCGGTCTATTTTTAGTTCGAGTGGATAACGGCTGTTCGGTTTGGGTTCATCCTGACAGACTAACCGCCGTCAAGGTCGAGGAGGATGCTTTATATAGAGGACGCATCTTGATGGCGTGGCATCAACGCAACCCAATCGGCATGGTGTGCGAGACTATCTCATTTGATATCGGCGCATCATTCGGCACTCGCCTAGACGCATACGGCGCTGACCTGGGCATCATCCGGCGCGGGACTGAAGGGGCGAAGAAATGATCTCCCTCATCTTCGCAATCGTGGCCGCACTTCTGATTTTCAGCCTGTTGCGGAAATTCATCGTTCCGGCAGTCATACTGCTAGCCGTCATTTTCTGCGTTGCGCAGATCGAGGATCACGCGACGACAGATGCACAAATGGAGGCGTCTCCATGACCGAACACGACGCTCACGAGTGGGTTGAGCTGACCAACGAAGAAATCTTGGACAACATCCGGCGCAAACTGTCTGATCCAGAAGCCAAATGGGTTAGGCTCGAATCCAACATGAAAAAGGCTTTTCAAGACGCCCAATTGAAACACTGGGAAACCCGCATTGCTCCGCCAGGGTTTGGACTTCTTAACGAGGATAATGACGAATGACCATTGACAGATTCCGTCCGCTTCCGAGGTTCCTAAACTTCGTATGGCGTCTTTTCCCGTCACTCCCTCGAGTACGGTGGGGCAGCGGTCCATGGACTTATTATTGGATTATCAAAATCCGGGTATGACGCCCCTGCTCAAACAGCGACACCCGATCAGTGTACCGGGCCAGCACCTTACCCCGGTATCATTTCTCCGGCGATGAAACAGACGATCAGGCCTGAAGCATTTCCGGCTCAGGAAACGGCCAATTCGGGAACTTGCTGGCTTCGGACTTGGGCCGACCAGCGAGCGCCCGAATGTTTCCCTTGCGGTCCATCACGGCGCAGTATTCGTAATCGTCAATCGCCAGAGAAACGGCACCGTCCGAGTTGCGCACGTTCATCGTGATCTGCGCAAGGCTGCCCTTATCTTCGAACGGCTCGGTGAAGTCCATGACAACGGAGTGAATGGGGATGCTACGGCTCATTGCGTTCGTCCTTACTTGTCTGTCTTACCTAGAGCCTCGCGGCCTTTTACGGTCAGCATGCCTTCTGGCAGGGAGCGTAGGTTATACAGCCATTTGGCATAACAGCGGCAGAACGGCTCTTCTCCCACGGCTGTGATGTCATCGTAGTAGCCATCCGGCCCCACTTTGACTAAGCCCTTTTCCTGCGCCCAATTCCCCTTGAGCATATAGACCTTGCCGTCGCGTTCCTTGTGGTCCTTGCGGTAGTTGTATCCCGCCTGCCGATAATGGCTTTTCCACATGACCGCGATTGCGTTGTTATCCTTCGCCACGATCTCGGACAGCGAGGCAACCATCTTATGGCCCTGGTCGATAGCCACGCGGCGTTCCTCATAGGGAAGCTGCTTCAGTGGCTTGGCAATCTCAGCCTTGATCTTGCGCTTGTCGATAGCCTCGGATCCGCCTTTAGGGACGGAAGACATCCACCCCGTCATGCGGCGCAGGGTCCGACTGATGGCCTCGTCACGGTTGAGCTTGATTAGGCCCGCATTGGCGACGATACGGCGCTCCAGTTCGGCGTGAAGCTTTCCGTTAACCCGCGTGAGGTCGAACTTCGTAACGCCTGTATGATGCCTTAGAATGCCGCCCTGGCCTATCTGCTGTTTGAAGATGCCGTCAAGGTGACGCCGGATTATCTCATCCGCACCCTTGATGCTTCCGGCCTCGGCTTCAGCGGCACGGCGAAGCCTGATCTGCCATTGCTCCATGCGGGCCGCGCTATCGAAGCCCTTGTCGGAGAAAACCGAAATCGCCTCGGTCAGAACGTCATAAACGCTTTCCGTCGCCATTCCGGTTGATCCTTAAAGTTCTTCGGCCCTCGGTTCTTCCGACTGGTCAGGCGGCTCTGGCGGCACGTATTCCGTCAGAGCATCCATATCGATCATCAGCGGCGTCGGGAACAGGATTTTCTGTTCGTTAAACGTCGCCGCCAGCCACGAAACGAGATTGGCCTTATTCTCTGGGTCCAGCATCGGAGCAAGCGCCTCAACCGCTGAGATAGCGGCCTTGAGCTTGGTGTCCTCAACCTTGATCTGTTCGCTTTCCGGCTCGGTCAGCAAAGACGGCCATTCGGCAGAGAAAGCGTTAGACCAGCGGTAGAACGCCTCTTGATAATCCATTCCCTGGTACTCGGGAATGTCATTTTGGATTGTCTGATAAAAATCAGGGTTCCAGGCTCGGTGCATGACGATCTTGTCAAACCACGCATAGACCGGGGCCATCTCCTCGCGCATGCCGTCGATATAGTGCGCGATGTTCTTGGCGTCTTCCGTGCCCTCGCCAAAGCCAGAGGTCAGGGTTTCATTCTCGATAAACATGGCGGGCATGTCGGCAGCCGTCGCCACGTTCTTGAGAATATTCGTCCGCACCAGGGCGTAGGGGCCATCAAGGTTCTGAAGGTTGAGGCTTTGGACGTCCTCATCTTTACCAATTCCGATGACGTTGCCGGTTTGGGCGTCTTTGACCACTTCGCGCTTGCGGGCAAAGATACTGGTCATCGTCTTATCGATGATGCTGCCAGGCTGCTCCATTTTGGCGACGAGAACGCCAACCTTGCGGACCACTAGATCATCGGTGATCAGCGTCTGTAGGAACGACTTCAGCGGGAACAGGCAACGCTGATAGACGGAGCGACCAACGTAGCCATAAGCCGTTGTGGTGTATCCGATATAGATCGGCTGTTCATTCATTAAAACGACGGTGCGAGACTTGTGGTAAGTCTGCGGGCCAACTCGAATGTCGCCATGCTTCTGAAAGTCGATAGCGTTCGGGTTTTGGTTCAAGACCAAAGAGCCCGCCGTATTCAGGGGATCGAAGGCATTGAAGCCGATCTTGCTCTTATACAGGCTATCAAATTTCAGAGGCGTGGATGCGTCCTCTTCTTCGGACACTAGGGCGATAGAAGCCACGCCATAGATGCGGGAAAGCTTCTTGACGTTCAGGATATGCTTGTCGGCCCCAATGGCGTCCCATTCTGCCTCAAAAGCCTTCTTGATGCGGTCTTCTGGGCTTCCGGGGATGGCGATATCGCGCTTTTGGCTCTGCGCAAGCTTAATCGGGCTTTCCGCAATCTTCGCGCCAAGGGGATGATACTCATAGATCGTCTTGGCCGTCTGATAGCTCAACTCATAGCCAGGAACCAAGTCCTCGCACATCATAAGCTGCTGGAGCTGGGTTCCCATGCCAGAGCCATTGATACTCACTTCAGCCATGGGACTAGTATCCTGCGTTATTTCCCAGCGAAATCGCTATGGCATAGGTGAATGTGTCGAGAAGATCATCTGCCCTCTTGGCCGCGTCCTTGTCGCCAATGCGGAAGGATAGAACCTGCGAGAGGAGATGGTTTTTCGTGGTCCCCTTGAATGCCGTCATCTTATCGAACGCATAGTCGGAAAACTTAACCATGTCGCGGTGGACATAGCCAGACACCGATATGGCCCGCTCGTCCTTGCCGACAGAAGTGAGCTTGCTTTCAATCGCATGCGCGGGCCAGCTTCTACGCTTGGCCTGCTGGATCAGGATTTGGCCGCTGGCGGCATCTTCGATCCATGCGCCAAGGCTGCCCTGGCGAGCGCGGCACGTAACGGCCAACTCCTCCAGACGGGCGAACACAGACGGTAGCCATGTTTCGAGCATGGCCCCTTCGATCTGGACTAGATCATAGTCCAGGATCACAAGTGGCAGGCCAAAGCTGCGCGACACAGCGCAATAGATCACGCCGGTTCCATCGTTGTCCTTGCCGCTCTTAACCGCCGTGTCCAAGACGGCAAACACGCCATCGCAGACAGGCGGATATGGAACAGCTAGGCCATTGACCAGAAGCTTCTCTCGGGCGAAGAATGCCGAGCCAGACCAGTCAACGAACTCAGCGAGGAATTCCTGCTGGTAGACAAGCGGGGGATATTTGTTCTGAAGATCAGCAACCCCTTCGGGGTCGAGCGTCGGGTTGTTGGCGGTCGGAGCGTGGAACTCTGTCCAGCCAAGAGACTTGTCCGTGCAAGCCTGATAGAAGAAGCTTTCGTCTGAGATGCCTTTGGGCGTCCCGGCCATAATAGCCCGCCCGCGACGATCCAACAGCGTGGGGGCAATGGATTGTTCCCAGATGTCCCTAAGGCCAGCCTTGATAAGCCCAGCCTCATCGATGATCACTCGGTCATATGCGCGGGACCGGCCTGCGTCTTCATCGTTGAGCGTCCAGAACTCAATCTGACCGCCGTTCAATAGCGTGATCAGCCCGTCTGTCCGAGACGCACCCTCAACAGCCGGGCGAACCAGCTTCAGGATGCGCTTATAGGACGGAGACAGAAGCTTATAGTTAGGGGCAAACCATCCAACCGATAGGCCGTCTTTTAAGCCCCATTTCCCCGCCGCCTGCTCCAGCATTGTAGTCTTGCCAAACCGGCGTCCCGCGCGGATAACATCGCGTCCAGTAAGCCCTTTAGCAATGGATACCTGCGCAGAGTGAAACGGCTGGAACTCAACGCGACGGCTAGACAATTTCCGGCTCGTTGACGACGATGATTTTCATCGTATTGCCATCGTCTCCAGACTTGAGCATGTCTTTATTCAGGGCCAGAAGCTTCAGCCCAGGCTCGGCGGCTTCATTAGAAGCGCGGGTCATTGCGACAACCGATGCCAGGGCAACAGATTGTGTCCCAATGTCGTCGTTCACATTGATTTTTTCGGCGTGGAAATTAGCCGCAGTCGCCAGCTTTAGAGCGGTCTTGCTGCTAATTTCAACCGTGTCTACAAGGTTCATTGAGACGGCCAAAAGGCGCTCTGAAAGCGAACGGACGGCTACTTGTTCAAGAATAGGGAGACTTCTTACGACTGCCTCAGCCTCAAATAATTGATTTGCAACAGTTTTAAGAGTTTCTGACGTTTTTGTTGTTCGGCCAGAAATAGAAGCCGGAGATACGCCAAACTCTTTAGCCAAGCCCCTAACTGTTTCCCCCAAAGCGCGGCGTCGAGAAACCTCGACCCACTGCTTTTCGGTGAGATTAGATGGCCTAGCCATGGCGTGTTCCTTTGCATCTCTCCCTGTTGGTGCCGGTTACAGGTTTCGAACCCATCGCATCCAGTTTACAAAACTGGCGCTCTACCAAATGAGCTAAACCGGCTGAATTTGGAGGGGCGGCTTAAATTCCGCTTACGGTCCCTTCCGGGTGCCGCCCCTTACCCGATGGGCGTGGCCCATGGGTTGTCTGAATTCTGGCCGCTATCGGATAGCCGGAAAATACCGGACTAGGGCCAATAGCGGGGGCCGCGATGCGGCGTTGTAATCGTGCTCTGCGATGGCTGCATTTGACGTATGCAGCGACTGCCTCGATGAATGCGAGGTCAACGGCCTGCGGTACACGCGGCGAAGTCCGATGCAATCCGGCACCGGTTCGGCTCTGGCGGATGGTGGGGCCAGGATGAAAATTTGAAAGGCCGCTTGTTAGGCTGACACCCGACGACTACGGCACCTTGGGTGACGTGTCTAACCGCTTCATCCCGACGTTTCCTTGCAAGTCCTACCGGGCGATAGGCGGAGCACCCTAAACGAACAACGGATGGACTCGAACCATCGGCTTACGCTTTGTTCCCGGCGTTTTGGCCCTTAGCCATGAGGGAGCGCAGTTCTACCAACTGAACTACATTGTTCGAAGCTTACCGCGTTGCAAAGCGCGATCTCTTGGGAGCCTTGCGGCTCTTAATTACCCGCCGTTGCCGGCTGGTGCGTGGGGCAGCTGTTCCCACCTGTAAGGGCATCTAATTAGTCGCTCAACATCCCTCGGGCTGCCGAGCTATCGCCCATGGTCATTTGCCACAGACGGGTTAGGTATCGTTGGCCCGCGCTTCTCACTTCTGAGAAAGGCGCGGGCTCTGCCAGCGAGAGAAAAACCCACATTCTGGCTATTCTGGGAATGTGTCAGGGCTGGCCTCGTTAGCCGATTAAGCGGAGGGATGAAACCTCTGCGCCCCGAGCGCCTGGAAGGGGGAATC